GTTGTGCCACAAGGTACACCACTAGGAGACTTCTTATGAAGTGGTCAAGCATTTGCAAGGCGTTGGAGCTGGCGGATACCGCCACGCTCGACGAGGTCAAGAAGGCTGCCGAAGCCAAGAACGTCGTTATCAAGAACAAGGACGGCAACGTTGATCTGGACGCGGCCTACAAGGCGCACACGGCCCGCAACATCGTCATCGAGGACGAGACTGAGGCCAACGATCTGGCTGTCAAGGCTGCGACCCAGTCCAAGGCCAAGGCCGACCGGGTTGAGCAGGCCAGCCAGACCAAGCTGAACGACGACGGCGAGGCTCCCAAGTTCAACGGGGCCATGTCGGTCCGCAAGGCGTACAACGTCCGCGCCGCTCAGGGCCTGACCAAGCTGGCCGACGCGGACGCTGCCGAGCAGGTCGGTGCGTTCTTCCGCCTTGCCACGTTCGGCAAGGACTACGGCGGTCGCGGCTACTCGCAGGAGGCCAACGACAAGGCCATCGTCAAGACGCAGGTGAACTTCGACAACACCCTCGGCGGCTACACGGTCGCGCCCGAGCTTGTCAACCAGATCCTGTACCTGACCGAGACCAGCATCGGCACGGCCCGCAAGCTGGCCAACGTGGTCCGCATGGGTAGCGACGTTCGCCAGTACCCGCGCAAGACCAGCATCCCCGCGATGTCCGCCGTTGCCGAGAACGGCACCATCACCGAGGGCGACGTGACCCTCGATCAGGTCCGCCTGACCGCCAAGAAGTTCGGGCGCATCCTCGCGGCCAGCAACGAACTGCTGGAAGACTCGGCCATCAACGTCGCGGACATGATCGCTACCAGCGTCCGCGAGTCCTACGACCGCATCATCGACACCTGCTATTTCAACGGCACCGGCACTTCGGCCACGGCTGGTATCAACGGCCTGACCAACGCTCTGCCTTCCGCTGCGTACATCAACGGTGCGGGCGCGTGGTCGGCGATCACCACGGCCAACTTCAACACGGTTCTTGGCTCGCTGGAGAACGTCGATAGCAGCCGCATTGCGATGGCCTGCTCGCGCCAGTTCTACCACCAGGTCATGCTCCGTCTGGAGAAGGGCCTGAACCAGTTCAAGGATCTGGCAGCACCCGGCAACAGCGGGGCCGATGCCATGTTCCTTGGATACCCGGTCTACTTCGCCGCCCTCATGCCCACGGCGACCGGCAACACCGTCCGTTCGTGCTACATCGGCGACTTCGCAGCCGCGACCATGATCGGCGAACGCCGTGACCTTGCCATCCTCGGCTCGTCCGAGGCTGGCTTCACGACCGACTCGTACAAGTGGCGGGCTACCACCCGCTTCGACGTGGCGATCCACGGCGACGGGCGCGGCTCGACCGTTGGCCCCGTTGCTTGCGTCGTCGCTACCGCCTAACCAAGACCCCAACCACGTACAGGAGACTCAGACATGATTTCAGGCGCAGACTTCCGTTGGGGCACGCTTCTCGGCCCCGTCACTGTTGCGACCAACGCGACCGCCTCGGCCAGCATTGATCTGAACACGCTCGGAAACCCCGGCGTGCTTCTCATCAAGGCTCGCCTTCCCGCCGCGTCCGCAACCAACGCATCCGCCAAGTGGACCGTGCTGGCGTTCGGCGCGTCCGACACCAACACGTTCTCCACCAACAACACCGTGGCCGGTCTGGTTGGCACGACCAACGCGACCGCCGCGGCTGGCCAGTTCGTCCTTCCGGCGAACAACAACACGGCAGCCGGTCAGGACACCATCATCACCGTCCGCAACCCCGGTCGCTATGGCCGCTACTGGTTCGTCCAGTACCAGGCACCGGCGTCTAACTTCACGGTGAACATCGACGCTGTTGGCATCGACTCGGTGGAGGCCCCAAGCTCCGCTACCGAGGCTTCGCTGAACGGCACGGCTGTTGCCATCTAACCCAACACGGGGCCGGTCTAACGGCTGGCCCCGTTGCTTATGACAAACGCAGTGAGGTTGAACGTGGGAGCTGGCGACGTCGTCATCGACGGCTATACGCCATTGGATATCAAGACCGGGACCGAGGCCGGGAAGTTGCCGTATGCCGATGAGTCCGTGGACGAGGTGTACGCCTCGCACGTACTGGAACACATCGCACGGGCCGACACGATCAACACCCTGCGCGAGTGGGTCCGGGTGTTGAAGCCCGGCGGGATCATCCGTGTGGCCGTGCCGGACATGGAGCGTTGGGCGAAGTGGGTGGTCGAGGGTCGGCACGACTTCGATATGGCTGGCATTGCCTACGGCGGCCAGATCGACGCCGACGACTTCCACCGAAACGCATTCAACGCTGCGACGCTGGCCGGTCTGTTCCGTGAACTTGGCCTAATCAGCGTGCGGAAGTTCCAGCCGTTTGCGGAAGATTGCTCGCGCCACCCGATCAGCCTCAACATGGAGGCGGTCAAGCCAAGCCCGATCCAGTCCGTGCGGTCGCGCGTGAAGGGCGTTATGACCGTGCCGCGCGTGGGCTTCACCAACAACTTCTCGGCCATTACCCGGACCATCATGGAACTGGGCATCGGGTTCCAGACCGTGCAAGGTGCGTACTGGCACCAAGGCATCACGCGCGGGATGGAGTGGGCCAGCGATGCCGAGTACGTGCTGACCATCGACTACGACACGCTGTTCACACCGGACGACGTGCGGCGGCTGGTCCAGATCGCAGACGCCAACCCGGACTATGCGGCCATCGCAGCCATGCAGTCCAAGCGGGAAGAGTCTGTAGCCTTGCTTTGCCGAAAAGAACAGACCACCCGCGAGCAGATGCGTGCGGACATTCTGCCGTGCGACTCGGCCCATTTCGGTCTGACCCTGATCCGCACAGCGGCGTTGAAGGACGTTCCGAAGCCGTGGTTCCTTTGCCAGCCCGATCCCGAGGGCGGGTATGGGGACGGGCGGATCGACGCGGACGTGGCGTTCTGGCACAAGCTACGGGCCGCCGGGCACAAGGCTGGAGTGACCCCGCACGTTGCCGTAGGGCACTTGCAGTTGATGGCCACATGGCCCGGCTTTGACCTGATGCCGGTTCATCAATACGTGTCCGATTGGGACAAGAGCGGCCCACCCGAGCGTTGCCTTGCCTACTAGGAGCAGACCATGCCTCTGGCGACGGTAGCAAACTATAAAGCATGGGCCGGTATCAACGGGACCGGCAGCGATGCCGCGATTACGCTCATGCTCGCGCAGGCGGAAGCGTCGGTGCGCCGCTATGCCGGGCGTGACATGACCAACGGCTTCGAGTCTGCGAACCGTACCGAGACTTACAACGGCGACGGTGGCTCGGTCCTGCAACTCCGCGAGTGGCCCATCACGACCTTGACCAGCGTTGAGGAACGGGACCGGGCCGGGACGTGGACCACACTGGACGCGGACGAATACCGGGTGGACACCCGCACGGGCCAGCTCTACCGGCTCGGTGCGACGTGGGGCCGGATCGTGTCAGACTTCGTGGGCGGCGGGAATAACCCGGCCTTCGGAGTCTCGCCGGCGTGGAGTGCCGATCCCGCGAGCGTGCGCGTGACGTACACGGGCGGGTACAGCACGATCCCGGCTGACATCGTGGCCGTGGTTTACATGCTCATCGACTACAAGCTGGCCAACGCTGGCGGCAACCCATCCGCGACAAGCGAGACTATCGGAGTCTACAGCGTGTCTACGTCGGGTTCGTCCGTGACGGAACATGAGATCCTGAAGAGCAACATGCCCAGCGAGACAAGGGGCACCGTCATATGAGCCGCACGCCACGCACACCCCGGCACCTGCTGCGGGACTCTGTGACCCTGACCCCGGCCACGGTAACGACCGAGGCCAGCAGCGGCTCGCCTGAGTGGACCTACACGGGTGCTACGTCCGTCACGGTACAGGGGCGGCTCCAGCCTTTGAGTTCGTCGGAGTCCATGATGTACGGGCGGGACACCGGCACGGTGGTCTATCAACTGTTCATCGCACCGTATGACAATAACGGGCAAGCCATCACGTATGCCCATGACGTTTGGAAGACCGTTCGCGTGACGATCAGCGGCGTGACCTACCGGGTTGACGGGCCAGCCCGTGACCCGGACGGAGCCGGGTGCCTGTTGCAACTAACCTTGGAGCGCATGTAGTGGCGAAGACCACGGACAATACCGTAAAGTTCCTGCTAGCCGCTCGCAGGTCGATCTCTATTGGGATCACCAACGCGGCTGGCGCGGTCGCGTCCGAGATGAAGCGGGGCATGACAAGGGGCACGCGGTTCAAGGGATCGGCACCGGGAACGCCACCCAACCGGCAGCGGTCTTATTTGGTCAACTCCATCGGCAGCACGCCAGCCAAGAACAAGGGCAGGACGTACACGGCATCGGCTGGATCGGCCAGCCCGTACGGTGGCATTCACGAACGGGGCGGGACGATCAGGCCGCGACCGGGCAACAGGTATCTGGTTATCCCGGTCAACATTGCCGCCAAGCGTGCAATGGAAAGAACCACGGGCGGCGTGCGTTCATTGAAGACCCGCGTGTTCCGGTCCAAGAAGGGCAACCTCATAATGATCGGGGCTAGGAAGGTCCGGTACACGAACAAGCAGGCCAACATCAAGATCAACGATCAACCCGTCTTTGTTCTCAAAGAATCGGTGACGATGCCGAAACGTCCGTGGGCCTCGACCGGCTTGGAAAAGGCTACCAAAGACGGCAAGATCGACCTTGCCCTAAAGCAAGCCATGAAGCGCGGCATGGTCAACTTCGCAGCGGGGGTGGCCAAGTGACACCATTCATCGTCGCCCGCTCCATCATCGCGCAGCTAAAGACCGACACCGGCACGGGCGGTCTGTACGAGGGCAACGCTTGGAAGTTCATCACCGGCGGGATGTGGCACGGGGCGGCCACACCAGCCGGGTCCGAGCCGTTCCCCTACGCCGTGTTTACGGTTGAACTGTCGCAGACCATCGGCATGCGCGACGACGGCCAGAACGTCACAATCAATATCGACCTGTACGATAAGACCGACAACGCCTTTGGCAACATTGAGGCGGCCATGCTTCGCATCTACGGGGATGCAATCTCCCAGTCCAACCGTGTCCCGACGTATGGGCTGCACCGGCTGGCCAGCCTGACCCCGACCACACCCAACACGTTCAGCAGCACGCTCAACGGGTTTATCTGTACCGCCCAGTCCGCATCGTTTGCGGATGAGAAGGTGGTAACAGG